CATCAATGTCAGAAAATGACCATCTATTTAACTTTGCATTATAAATAAGTAATTGCTTACCAGAAGCAGTAGGCATTACCCATATAACAAGTGATCGAATAGGATCAATGGATGCACTCATCTCTGTAGATAATTTATCAATAGCTACATTCTCAAAGAACCAACGATTAACCTTCTCAGCCCCAATAGGTGTAACACTTTTACCATTACAGACGTAGAAACCATCATCTGCCAAGAAGTATGTTTGATCTAATAACTGAGCAATTGAGCCATTTGAAATACATCCTAATGATCGTGATATAGCATCGAATTGGAAGAAAAACGGAGAACCAGCATAGGTCATCCGATAAATAGCTCTTTCCAAGAAAACCAACCCATACTCACCACCAGATAGACCAGTAATGTCACCACCATCAGGTAATAACTGAGAATCAGACTGACTAGACGATGATGGAACCCAGTTTGTCTCATTGTTAATGTCAGACCAATAAAGTGTGCTCTCAGCTCCCGCAACATTGGCAGCAACAACAAAATCACGGACAACAGTAACAAACTTTGCAGTAGGAGCATCAGCAGATAAATCAGCAAAAATAGAAGAACTAGAGAGACTATACGACTGTAGCTTTGCATTACCATTAGCTGCAATGACAATAGGCCCGAATTGCGTTATATCCCACGAAGTAGAAGAATATCCACCAGATTTACTGATATTAACAAAATTGTTATTCGTAGGATCAAACTTAAATATCTTCGATGAACTAGCTGTAAACAATACGTTCTGACCACCAAACTTACCGCCAAATGTTGTTAGCAGCACCTCGCTGGCCTGAGTATCAGAATTAGGATATGGCTGAATAGACCTGATAGGAGCGTATCCATTAGCTACAGGATAGCAATTTACCGCCTCAGTAACACCACCTAAGATTCCAGGCTGATCGGGAGTCCACTCACCAAATGCTACTCTTGTCTTAGCCATGTTTCACCCGCAGGAATTTGTTTAGTCCACTCTTCACCATAAATCATCCCTTTAGTTGATACTATAGCTGTACCAGTAACACTAGCTACACCTGTAGCGTTTAACCCACCATTTGCGCTAACAATGGCTGTAGCGTTAAATTGAGCACTACCTAATACAAAATTACTAGCAGCAGCAGTTACAGTAGAAACACAAACTACTGAAGCATTACCTAATACTAACTTATCTCCGTTAGCAACAACGAGAGCATTACCTAATATAGTCGCTACAGCATCTCTGGAATATCCACCTAGAGCAGTTACTACAGCCTTACCATTTACAGAAGCAGAAGCGTTAATAGTCGCTTCTTTAGCTGTAACTATAGCCCTCGCTGTAATCGCCGCATTGCCTTGTATAGCACCCTCTGTAGCAACCACAAAGGCACGACCTAATACCGAAGCATTAGCACTAGCTTGACGAGTTCCTAACGCCGTTACGACCGATCTTCCAAATACAGCAGCATTAGCCGGAACAATAGTAGATACACTATTATCAGATAAAGTAGCAGCACTTAACGGAATAAATCCAAGCATTTAAGGCTCCACAGGCCAAGTTATATCCCACGGGAATCCAGATTGACTAGGTACATCTCGCAGACTTTGACGATACGTAGCCCAAGCAGCTTTATTAACTGTAGCATCTGCTAACTGTGTCCAATCACACTCAGCTAGTTTACGATTACGCTCTGTTCTCTGTGCGGTTGATTGCTGCTCATCTAAAGCAGTAATAGACTCTGCATCCATATCAATAGCTATGAACTTAGTAAACCACTGACCATTAACTTCTTCTACGCCATCACGCGCAATAGTCTGATACCTAGTGGCAGATGGTTGTGCTCCATTTAATACAGGATCAGCACCAAACTCATTAATCAAAGCAACAGACAATTGCTGTGGGAAGCTGGTATTTGGATGCAGTGACCGGAATTCTGATTCCATCATCACCTGACCTGTATCTCTAATTCTTAGTTCCATGATTTCCCCTACGCAATTGCTAAGAAAATATAAGTTGCTGATGTTACATTGACATTTGTAGCAGCTACTTGATTGACGATGAAGCCAGAGTTATCTGGATCAATCGTGTCGTCTGTAGTTACTTCGGCTGCCGTACTGTTTAGTGATAAACGAGGATCATTACCAGACACAATGCCTCGTGCTGTATCCCATACGTACCAAGCACCTGTTGAATCTGTGCGTTTAATAAGCACGAACCTAGCACCAGCAGTAAACCCACACGCAATAGTTTGACTACTACCGTTTCCTGTGTAGCTGCCGACTTTAGAAACACCTGCAAGAGTGGCAAATAGGTAGGCGACGTATGTGTCACCGCTGTAGTTGACGTAGTTATTCTCTACGGTAAACACGGACGATGTTGGGGTTGTGTTGTTCCAACCTGATGAGGTTTGAGAACTGTCCGTAGTGTTCAAAAATAAGCATTTTGTATTTCCAAGCGCAGAAGCGTATGTAAGCCAGTAGCCTGAAACTCCTCCCGCTTCGCTACCACTCCTACGCTTGACAATCATCAACTCCGGCACTGCCGCAAGATTGTGCGCTTGAGTCCTTGCAACTCCCGTCCCCGTATAGCACACCACATCAAAGAAGCCTATGGCGCGACGGAACAAGTAATTTATAAATGTATTTGCTGAAGCATTAGTAATAGTTGAAGTAGTACCAACTTTTACCCCGTCCATTACATCCCACGGGTTAGCTTGAAGAATGGTTGTTCCAGCCGCTACTTCTACCGCTGTAGTTGAAGTAACTAAGTAACCAGTTCCAGTAAGTCTTGATGAAAACAAAGAAGCAACAGCCGAACCTCTATTTTTAATTAATACCGCATCATCTGATCCTGTTCCACCTGTAACAGTAGCATTTCCACCTGTACCAGTTCTAGCAGATAAACCAAACACTTCCGTCCCAGTAGTCGGCACTTTCATAGGGCCACGACGAATAGCTATGTAGATGTAATTGGCAGAGTTAGTAAGTGTGCCAGCACTAAAATTAAAACCAGTTGCAGTAGGGTTTGCAAGATACGCATTTGGGTCTTCTGCCGCGCTTGAATTTGGTTTTAATTCAGGAACAGTTGAAAAACTCCATCCTCGTATGTTGTCAATAATTGCCCAATTACCAATACCGTCCGATTTCTTAAACAAAAGAAACTGAGGTTCATAACCAAGCGTTACGGTAGCAGCCCCTCCAGCAGTTGCAGTAAACGTCCCACAGCTAATCACATTGTCCGTACCAGTAAGACCAAAGCCACCTGCGTCGTGGGCATAGATATAAGCTACATAAGTGCCGCCAGAAGCGTTTACAGTCGTGTCAGTGCCAAGAGAAAATACTGTTGACGTTGGAGTAGTGCTGTTCCATCTAGTCGCACCTGTTGCTACGGCAGCAGTAGTATTAAGAACCATGTACTGTGTATTTGCAAGGCTACGGTGATAACACTGCCATGCTGCTGATGCATCTGTACGTTTGACAATAATAAAACCTGGCACAGAGCCAAGATTATGAGAAATAGTGCGGTTTGCACCATTCCCCGTATACGTCACAACATCAAAGAACTTAGCTTGTTCTCTGAATGTCCATGAAACTTGTGTTGGGCCACTTGTGTTAATACCTATTTTGTCAGGAGGACCAAGCGTAAAACCATTATTATTAAAAGCTGTTAAATCGTATCCTGCTGTTGCTGTACTAGCAAGATCGGTCGTGTCTGTAGATAATTGACTTTGCACACCACGAACGGTATCCATTAAAAAATGGGAATACGCAGCAGAACGTGACTTAATCCAAACCAACCCACCCTTACCCGACAGATCAATCCCGTTGGTAATAGTCTGCGTAGCACCAGTACCCGTGTATAAGTAGGTGGAGAACGTGTCCTCAATAAAAACCGGCTGGCTTGCTAATGCAGCCCCCTGTAATTGCTTAGCTAGCATGACGCGCCCTCCATCCATGCGTCAAAGCCTTTTCTACGCTGTAGTTATACACATTGATCCTAGCCCATACGGTTCCAATTTTTAATCCAAGTTCATCACACCATTGCTGCATTGTCTGTTTTTTACCGTTATGCTCAAGAATAATGTTACTACGACGATTATTTGCCTGAGTTTTTGCGTCAGCCCACACAACATTTGTAGGACAATAATCACCATTTATGTCTTTGCGTTCAAGCGACATACCTTTTGGTTTTTCACCCATGCTTGCATAGAATGATTCAAACGATTGCCATTCATCGCAAACAGCAATCCCACGCCCACCATATCGGTCATAGGCATGACTTGTAGGCAAATGACATCGATCTATCATTGAACGCCAAATTGAATAAATTGACGTGCCTGATTTTCCGTGAGTTTTGATGGGCATTAGTTATTCCCCACACGAGCACCATAGACCTGTGTGCCAACTTCCCACAATACGATTACAGTGTATCCAGTAGTGTTTAACGTCGGAGCTGATCCAGAGTCTGTTTTCCAAACCACACCAGAACCACCCCAAGTCGAATCAGTCCATGTCAACGTGTACGCAGTACCATCGTCAACCATTAGCGTCACAGACTCACCAGCCACAAAGTTCGTAGCTTTAGGAGTACGACTAGCACCCAATGTAATTAGCTGAATTGAACCATTACCAGGATCAATTTCAAACGCA